GTGTAGTATATCAAACGTTGCGGATAGAATAGGGCAAACGGAGGGAACTTTGTATGGTGAGTTTGATTTTAAAGACCATTCAACTGGCACAAGAAGATTGTTGTGTTTAACTGACGGAACATCAACAAACAGAATAACAACATATGTTAATGGTTTAGATAAATTATCTGTCTATATTGTTGACGGAGGTGCAGCACAAGCAGACATACAAGCAACAATATTAACAGAAGGCACTATAAAATATGCCGTTGCATATGCAAACAATAGCATTAAGTTGTATTTAAACGGAACGCAAGTAGGTACAGACACAAGTGCTACTATTCCATCAACAAGTGATTTATATATTGGCACGGAAAATAATAGTTTACCCTCAAATTTTAATTGGAGAAATTGTAAACTCTACAACACCGCATTAACAGATAGCGAATTAGCAATATTAACAACATTATAGTTATGACCATAAGAGTAATAAATACATCTATGATAAGAACAAGGGTAAATCTTTACATAACAAATACAATAAGATAATAAAATTAAAAAAACTATACAGATGAAATTTTTAAAATACGAATTTACAGACGAACAATGGGCAACCATTAGACCAACCTTATACAACGAAGATGAGGAAGGGAATGAAACATTAATTCCAGCAATCAATTCCGTAGTAGAGATTGGTTTCATATGCAAGGCATTTGACGAGGAAGGTTCTTGTACTGACCTATCAACTATGTATAGCGTGGATATGTTATTGAACGAAGAGATGGAAAGTTTAGAGGATTATGAGGTTTATCCTGATCCTGATAATGTAGCACATTATTTTTCAGGAGATGAATCTTTGTACATTAAGTCTTATTGTTTAGTGCCAGAACATAGCGAAAGTCGTTTTTGTGTTGTTCCTGAAACGGACGAAGAAGAATGAAAACATATTTAACATCCATATTGAAAGTAATAATACTATTTTTTGCACCAATCAAACCGCTTATTATTTTAATTAGTTTAAGCACCATTATTGATACTGCATTTGGCATTTGGAAAGCCAAACAACTAAACGAAAAAATCACATCTAAAATCTTTCGGAATGGACTCGTTCCAAAACTAATTTCATACATCACAACCATTATGATGGTGTATGGTTCGGATGTTTTTATAATTAACGAACTAACAAAAAGCATTGTTGATGTTGAATTTCTTGCAACCAAAATCACTGCACTTACATTGATAAGCATTGAAGTCAAGTCAATGGATGAATCATTCATTGCGGTCAAAGGGTATTCGTTTATTGATAAATTCAAACAAATGATTTCCAAGATCAAGGATGTAAAGAAACAACTATGAGGGCAATCCATAAGATAATCATTCATTGCACTGCAACACGTGAAGGGGATGACATCAGTGTTGATACCATACGAAGATGGCATTTGGCACGTGGGTGGTCAGATATTGGTTATCATTATGTCATTGATATAAAAGGCAGCATCAATGCTGGTCGACCAATTGAATTGATTGGAGCACATACCAAAGGGCAAAACAAATATTCAATTGGGATTGCGTATGTTGGTGGTGTTGAAGCTGATGGAGTAACGCCAAAAGACACAAGAACAAAAGCACAAAAGGATGCAATAATTCGACTTGTTAAAAAGTTAAAAGGTTGTTATCCGGATGTGACAATACATGGACATAATGAGTTTTCAAACAAAGCATGTCCATCATATAATGTACAAAATGAAAAGGATTTATTCGGATGAATGGATTGACATTTTTAACAAGTACCCACAATTTGATAATGAGCAAAGAGTTGATTATTATAAAAGGATTGGTGACTTAACTGGCAAATCAAAGTTAAGTGTAAAAAAATACTTCTTAAATTTAAAATCCAAGATTGATGCATATTGTGAAACGGCTGGTGTGCCAACTCACAATGTCAAACATGGATGGGTTAAAACCAAAGACACAAGTTTATTTTTCAAGAACCCTGACTTTGAAGGTGCAGTTGATTATGATAAAATTCGTGAACAATTAATCAATGACTTAAAAGATTATGCACCAACCTACCCACCATTAACAAGGACCAAAATACAAGATGGTCATTTGTTGGTTGTTGATCCAGCTGATGTTCACATTGGTAAACTTTGTGAAGCATTTGAAACTGGTGAGGACTACAACACAAACATTGCAGTGCAGCGTGTGAAGGAAGGTGTGCAAGGTATCATTGATAAGTCACGAGGGTATAACATAGACCAAATCCTTTTCATTGGTGGCAATGATATATTGCACATTGATAGCCCACATAAAACAACCGCAGGAACTCCACAAGATACAGATGGGATGTGGTATTCAAACTTTTTGATGGCAAAACAAGTTTATGTTGATGTGCTGGAAATGTTACTTCCTTTGGCGGATGTACACTTCACATTTAATCCATCAAATCATGACTATCAAAGTGGATTCTTTTTAGCGGATGTCATTCAAACGTGGTTCAGGAATAATAAGAATATGACCTTTGATTGCTCGATTGCACATCGGAAATATTTTCAGTATGGTCAAAATGTTATAGGCACAACGCATGGGGATGGTGCAAAGATGAATGACCTTCCATTGCTTATGGCAGTTGAGGCAAAAGAATATTGGGCTGACACAAAGCATCGTTACATTTATACGCATCACGTGCATCATAAAATAAGTAAAGATATAACTTCGGTAAATATAGAGTCTTTACGTTCACCAAGCGGTACAGACTCATGGCATAAAAAACAAGGATATTTGTCAATGAAGGCTATCGAAGGATTTCTGCACCACAAAGAGCATGGTCAAGTGGCGAGGTTTACGCATTTATTTTAATATCACTTGCAAAACAATTACACCAATTGCAATGATCAATGATTGGCGTGTGCGTTTAAGTTTGTGTTGTTGTCTTTGGTTGCTGGTCAACACAACATCATAACGTTCATTGAGGCTATTTAAAGCGTGTTGAGTGCGTTCAAAGTTTATTTGTGTACTATCTATTAACTCGATGTATTTAAGTTCCTTAAAAGCGTTTATTTTCGATTGAGCCATAAGAGAATCTTTTTGAATAAGTTCAACATAAATATCATCCATTTGACCAATGGTAATAGCAACCAAAGTATCACCAGTCTTTTCATCGATTAATGCGGTTTGAGAATAAGCGAATGCGTTCAGTAGAAGGAAGGATGTGATAATTAGAAATTTCTTTTTCATAAAATAATTTGATTGTATCTTGTTGTTTTTGTAAACTATCCAATTGCAAATAGATTGTATCGGTATTTGTTAAGATAGGCGGTTCAATTTTTTTCATGCGTGTTAAATCGTTGATTATTAATAATGCAACGATCAATGCAAATCCAAGTGTGATAATGTAGTATTTCATAATTTAAAAGTTCTTATCGTAATTCTTTCTTTCAACTTCCAATTTAAGTAAATTAAAAGACATCATTCCAATGATATGTGAATCAGTTGGAAAGTAATATTTCCATCCTTTAGAATATCCTTTGTTAATATAATAAAAATAAGCAGCAGCCAATTTTCCAGTATTTTTTTTAAATATAACACAAGCAGTATGGTCTGACATTGGGATTACTTCATCAACCTGAAAAGTTTCTTCGTTAAAATTACCTTCACGATTCATGCTTGAAAATTTCTTTGCTACAATTTCGGATTCTTGTTTTAGTTCTATTGCAATTTGTTTATTCATAATTGTTGTTTTACTTTATGCCAATAGGCAAGTGTTTGTGGTTTCTTGTGTCCATTTGGTCCACCATTCCAAACACGTGCAATGCGTTCAGGTGTTCCATTTGGTGAATAGTATTCTTGTATTATATAAAATATTTCAATGGATTTTGTTTTGTTCCATCGGTCATTTAACGTGTATTGATTGCGTTTTAAAATACGATTTACATCTTTTATCATTATTGGTCTAATCTGCAAAACACCACAAGCATCTTCGCGTTTGTTCCAAGCCTTTGGATTGTTGCGTGATTCAACATAAATAATTGCATCAACTAAATTATCCCTTGCCACACCATCAGGTGATGATGTGGGTTGGAATAAATAAATAAACAATAAATGAAAAATCACAGATTCACAATATTTTCTTCGGTTAAACTATCCATTAACTTGCCAAAATTAGTCACCAGTTTATCATGGATTTCGTTCTTGTTATCTTGCTTATCAAGCAATTCACAAGCATCCACAACAAAGGTTTCAAGTGTACGTGATACACGTTTAATATCACGTTGTACTTTAACACCTTGTATTTCAACATCATCCAACAATGGAATCATCTCAAGTGAAAGCAAATATAACTTAATTAATGGGTTCATCTTTGGAACTGGATTCGGTTTGGTACTTTAAAGATTGAACACATTTGAATGTGATCTTCGAATAATGGTTTTTCATACTCACACCAAATTTCATAAGTCTTTAAAGCGTGGATGATTGTTGAGTGGTCACGAAAGCCCATAATTTTACCAATGGTGGCAAGTTTAAGGTTTAAAATATTTCGCAAAAAATAAATTGTTGTGTAACGTGGTCGAATGATTTCTTGTTTACGAGTCTTTGACAAGATAATATCTTGCATATCATTGGCAGTCAATTGACCATACAACACTTTGATGATTGGTTTCTTTGCATAATACTTTGCAACCTGATATTTGATTGCATCAGGTGTTGTGTATTCAGACAATTGTTTGTTAATCTCATAAACATCAAATGCTGGTATTAAATAAGGGTGTACGTTTTTCATTTTGTTATTAGTGAATCTTTTGCGTATGTTAATTTTGGAACTGGTATTTGCTGACCATGTTCATCAATATAATTTGCACCATGCTTTAAAGCTGCAAGTGCTTGTTTGGATTGCATTTCAAATTTCTTCAGTTCTTGGTGCAACATTTGCCATTCTTCAATGTGTTTGAAATCGTAACGTGTTGCTCCATTCCTACGTTCAAATTTAATTCCATGCAGTTCAAAAGATTTACCATACTTTTCTGATTCCTCCAGTGCAATTGGTTCAATGTCCTTTAATGCTTGGTCAATCTCACGTTTGTATTGTTTCAGTTCTGCATATGCAATCAGAGGATCGGTGATCCCCTGAATTACATTGTTTGCTATATCATTAAAATGGGAGTCCTTCATCAGTATCTTTATTTAATGATTGGTATTCTTTTGACATCACTATCTTTTCCTTAATAAAGTCAGGAAACGAATCAAATAGTTCTTGTTTAAAATCTGAATAAGTAAATTCTTGATTCTCGTTGATTTGATCAGGGCAATCCATTCCTTTTGGTAGCATGGACACACTGGCAATGTTTGCATATGTCTTGCCATTGCCTGATGTTTTGTGCGTGATTGATAAAAGACAAGGCACACCAATAAGATTGGTCACATCAAATGATTGTGCCTCTTTGTCTGTAAATGATTTGCCTCGCCAAGATTCCAAGAATGAACGAAGGGTTGACTTTTCGTGTAGTGAAAGAGTAAACTCCTTTGCAATCACACGAGGTTGTTCACCACGTTCTTCATTGAATGTCATTGTTTCGGTTGGTAGTTCCCAAGTGATTCTTACTTTGTTTCGTTCTTTGGTTTCGCCATTGAATGTTTCTTCAATAGTGCCAATGTGAATCATTGAATAACATCTTGCTGGGTATGAACCAGCTGGAATGATTTCAATGCTTTTCTTTGTTTGGTTTGTTGTTGCTAAAATTGCCATGTTATATAAATTTAATGTATTTTATTTCGTGAAAATAATCAATCAACGACATATGGAATGACTTTGCATTGCTTAATGATTGAGCAAGTAATTCAAGTATTGCATCGTGATTATTGTAGGTAATGTTTCGTTTACCTTCCAACACACTGTTTAATGTGTGGATTGATATTTTGTGTTTTTCTGCAATCTTTATTCGTTCAGGAATAGATGTGCAGCATTTTAATATATCTCTTAATTCTTTGGATATTTTGTTTTCAAATTTCATTTAAGTTTTTCCAATATGGTTTGATATTCTCGAATTTTTGATTCTATTCTTAAAGCTGGTGAATAATGTTCTTCATCATCATTATAATATTCAACGTGCATTTTTTGCAGTTCATCAAGTTTATCATATACTAATAAACGAAGTTGTGATTTTTCATACTCGGTCATGACTATATAATTCTAAAAGTGAAACAATGCCAATGACAAAGAAAATTGTTGCAATGACTAAATAATTAAGGGCAAACAATACCAAACTAAATGGAAGGTATGTTGCGAAGTAGATTAATATATTTTTCTTCATGTTGTTATATTGAACTGCAAATGTATAAAAATATTTTACAATAAAAAAAATAATAAAAAACTTGCATTGTATTAATTTTTTATACTATATTTGTATTATAATAATAAAAACAATAACAATGACAACATTATTTAACACAACAGGAAGCAAAAAAGTAAACATTTTAATTGACAACAATTATGACAAACCAATTTTTAGATCATTATTTATTCAAGTTTATAATGGAGAAGAACAAGTTTTAGATAGTAAAGATTATTATTCTTTAAAAATGGCAACTAAATGGGCAAACAAAAAATTAAATAACTAAACAACAAACCCTTCATTATATGGTGAGGGGTTTTTTAATATATATAACATTATGCAATACACAATCGAAGATCTTGGACATTTTTATTTGCAATCAATAGGATTGGAAACGTATGATCATTATTCAAAGAAGCACATCGAAAATTTAGGATGGCAAGTTTTGGAATCATATGGTTCAATCGACAAAGCAATAGAACATTTTATTAATTAGGACGCGTTTTGAGATTTTTTCCCTTATTGCTACCCCTGAAAAATCATTTTCATTTTAAGGGGGGGGGGTCACTTCAGAAAAAAATGTGTCCTAAATTGTTAAACTATATGATTATCAGCGTTTTACGCGGACACATAGGATTTGTTTTGTTTAGTAAAAAATAAAAATTATACATTTGTATTCACAATATGATAAAAAATACAAAGATTTCAATCTTTAAATCACTTTTTAAGTCATCGGATATCCCCTATTGTATCCAACTTGATCAGGCACTTAAAAGAATCAAGGAAGGAAAGTCAAAATACATTATTGATAAGATGATGAATTTGGAAGGTGATGCACGTTCCAAATTAAAAAACACATTACCTTGTGTTATTTTTAGTGGTGAGTTTACTCAAAGAAGAAAGTCAGGACTAAAAGAACATAGTGGTTTAATGGTATTGGACTTTGATAAAATACCAAATAATAAGATGGATATGATGTTTGACCAGCTGAAACAAAACAAACATATTGTTTCGGTATTTATGTCACCATCACGAAATGGATATAAGGCAATTGTATCAATTCCAAAATGTAACGCCAAAGAACATGAACAATATTTTAAGCAGTTTAATAAGGATTACCTTTATGACTATTTCGATAATGCTACTTG